CGGCGTTCCATACCGGCAATTATGCCTAACCTACTGAGGATAGTCAGATGAAGATTAAAACCACTGAAGCAATGAAGCTTAAGAAGTTCCACTCTCACCAGGCTCGCCTTGTAAGGCTTTGGCAGGATGCGGGTATGGACGTACCGAACGACTTTGAAGGCAACTTGGCCCACTATGCACTCTGCACAGTGGCCGATTGTACTGAGGATGAAGATACTCCATCCTCGTACATCGGAATTGATACCAAGCGGTCCCCTCTTGTCGAGATCGATCGCGTTGATACATCTGGTATGGAAAAGGCATTTACTGCGCAGGGTTTCGATTCCTTTGATGAAGCAAGAAAAGCTTCCTCATCGGGCGAATACGCTGTTGTAGTACGATGCCGAACCTGCCATTGTATCAATCATGCTGTAGTATGACAAAGACTATTGTCCTAGTCATATTGTAGTAGCCCTTTCAAGGGCAAAACTTAGTCCCTTCAACCAGAGAGTTATTACTATGCGAGTACGTACCCGAGACAACACAGAGTCGACGTCTATTGCATCGTCTTCTACCGCGTATCAAAATCAAGTTACGCCGACGAAGCAGTGCAATACGATATCGGCTACCGTAAGTTCAGCATTCCCCCTAGTTCGGGGGAGCTACCAAACTATGTCGGACGTCGTTGTTCCTGGGTACGCAAAGCGTAGCGCGGCCGGTGAGATTTTTAACAATCCGATGAGTAGTTTCAAATCGGAGCGTGAATATTCTCTCTCGACCCTCTCGTATTACGTTCCTTACGCTCCCTCTGTGCCGCTGGGCAATAGGTCATGCTCTTATGAGTATGCCCAAACTATAAGCCCTAGTACGAACCCGTTAGATCATATCGGGAGCCAGGTTGGTCACCTAGACGTGTTAATTAACGTCCAGAATCTGATCAACCTGGCTAGCACGGAAGCTGTAGCCAATATTGACAAACCCACTTTTGATGGGGCTACCTTTATTGGCGAGCTCAGGGAGACTATTCAGTACTTCAGGAACCCTCTTAACTCTCTCAAAAGAGAGGTTGAGGATGCTCGACGGTGGAAACGTCGCAAGCGTAAGCTTGATACAAAAACCACCGCAGAGTATATTTCTGATAATTGGCTAAGCTATAGATATAGCATAAGACCAATACTGAATGACTTAAGGAACGCGGCTGAAGCAGTCGCACGAACTGTACTCGACCATGAACCCGTGCGCAAAACTGCGCGTGGATCAGCGTCGGAATCCGGTACATCTAATGCATCCGGCTCAGCGTCATTCACGGACTATAATACGTCTACGAATACAACTAAGTCGGTGCGTACCGGAGTACTATACGAACTATCGCGAGATCCGAACACTTTTGGTGTTGGTACCGAGCGTATAGGCGTAGCACTATGGGAAGTTATCCCATTGTCGTTCGTTTTGGACTGGTTCTTCAATGTTGGTACATTCATTGAAGCAATTACTCCCATTGCGGGAGTAAGACGGCTAAGTTCATGGACCACTGTTCAGACTACGTCAATAACAACCCGCGATTCTTGGCGGGCACGTGGAGGCACGTATGGAAACGGCCAGACACGTGTGATTACGTCTGACGCACATTGTACGGAAAAGTATACATCCGTTACAACAACCCGGACCCCAGGTATTCAGATTGGTTTGGGCCAGAAAATAACGCCCCTTGCGGGCGATATCGGTAAGGCCCGAATCCTCGACCTGGCTGCACTCGGGCATCAGATTTTGATGTCTAAGTGACTGTCCTTACAACAACCCGAGCGTAGCTCATTTTGAACCACTACAAGGAGGACTTATGTCCGTTGCCTTTAACTCGAAGACGTATGTAAATGACGTCCAGCTCAGCAAAGATATCATGCGATATCTCGGCCCTGCTCATACCCTTTCTCGCAACGACTATGTCGATCTGGGCCGAACGGCCCCGAAACCGACACTGACGTATGCAGGAAAGGGCCGCGCCCGCTTTAAGCTGACGCGGACCGCTACAGATGGTACTGATACCATCGGAGATATTATAGCTGATGTTGCTATTAGTATCCCCGTTGGCTGTCAAGAGTCTGAAATGGATGCCATACTTGCTGATTTGGCGGCTTATTTTGCTACCGCGTCTGCTGAAAGTCTCTTTCAAGACCAGAAGATAGTGCAGTAAACCTTCTCCGAAGGTTCTGCCTACCTGGCCTCCTGAAGGAGATACCAGCATGCGCGATCAAGATAAGCTCGCTAAGCTAGCCGTGTGTATAGTTTTGTTTATACTCACGGTTGCTAGTCAGCAGTGGGCACCTTCCCTATCACCCCTAATTAAAGGGGTCGTAGGTTCCATCCAAAACTCAACAACGGAGGCTATATGCCTAAGAAGTCAGACAGAAAGGCCAATACGGCCCTAAGTACCGCTCCTGAAGCTCTTTATAAGGGCTTTCTAGCGGAAGTGTTGCAGGACAGTAACGTTGGAGACCGCGATTACTTACTCGGATCACTCCGAGCAGGTAACTTCGGTAACCTCCTCCAATGGTCTGACCTCAAGAGTCCACAGTTGTATGACTCAGCTAATTCTTATTTTAGCGAGGTTCAGATTGCTGCTTTGATCAGAAAGTACCCTTTTACTTCGAGGCAGGTCCCGGAGTTAAATCCCGAGGCCACAGCGCTTAAGAAATTTTTGAGCGCTGAGCATTCATGTAAGAGGTACAACCTGCGTGCGCGCCTAAAAAGGCGACGGTTTAACCGTCACGCCCAGATTTACCTGGACGCGCGAAAGTATATCGAGAACACTATCGGGGTGAAACCTGATTTTACCGATATACTTAGTCATTGCGACTTTACTGGGGGCGCAAACACGGGAGTACACGGAAATAAGACCAATATCGCGCGTAAAATCTTCGCGCGACGTTGGACGTGTACCCCTAGTGCCCTGCCTTATGCCGTTAGTGCCTTATGGATGAACATACACACTAGAGACTGCGTCCTCCCGGGCGCACTCAAGTGTTACGATCCTGAGTTATTCAGGTCGCGTGTTCGAAATAAGGTTGACTTGGTGAGCTGTAACAAAATTAGCTTCGTACCGAAAACCGCTAAGACACATAGGTCGATCGCGGTGGAGCCGTTGCTTAACGGGTATGTACAGAAAGGGGTTGATACCGTCTTGAAGAGGAAACTCAAAAAGGCGGGCATCGACGT